AACTGGGGCACGGGCCTGGAACAGCAGCAGATCGCGTTTCTCACCTACTGCATCATGTCCTTCACGGCGCCTATCGAGCAGTGCGTGAACAAGTGGTGCATGACGGCTGTTGATCGGATCAAGTTCTACGCAGAGTACTCACTTGAAGCGTTCCTGCGCGCGGACAGCACCGGTCGCGCGGCCTATCTCAGCACGATGGGGCAGAACGGCTACATGACCCGAAACGAGGGCCGGCGGAAAGAAAATCTTCCGAGCATGCCGGGTGGCGATGTACTGACCGTGCAATCCAACCTGGTGCCACTTGACCAGCTGGGCAAGCAAAACGATAGCCAGGCCGCACGGGCCGCACTGATGAACTGGCTCCAACAGCCGGAAAAGTAAATCACGGGAGCAATCCATGAAGCACAAGATCCAGTCTCGCGGCCTGCGCAGCGAGATGAGCCCGCGCGCGCTCGAAAAATGGAATCCCGCGATCCAGGCGGCCGTCGAGAACACCTCGGACACCATCACTGTTTACGGAGTGATCGGCGAAGACTGGTATGGCGAAGGCGTCACGCTGAAACGAATCGATGCCGCTCTGCGGGCCATCGGCGAGCGAGATGTCACCGTCTACATCAACTCGCCAGGCGGCGACATGTTCGAAGGCATTGCCATCTACAACCGCCTGCAGGAGCACAGCCACCAAGTCACCACCAAGGTCCTCGGCATGGCGGCTAGCGCTGCTTCGATCGTATTCCTGGCCGGCAAAAAGCGTGAGGTGGCCAGCAGCGCCTTCCTCATGATCCACAACTGCTGGACCTGGCTCGCCGGCAATCGCAACTACCTGCGCGATATCGCTGACGACATGGAAGAGTTCGACGCCGCGATGGCAGACCTCTATGCCGAGACCAGCGGCCAGTCGACAGAAGACATGGCCGAGCTGATGGACGACGAAACCTACATCCGTGGCAAGCGTGCAGTTGAGCTTGGTCTGGCCACTGGGATGTTGTCGTCCACTGAGGTAACCGAGCGCGAAACCGAAGACGCCGCCCAAGCCAATGCACTCAAGGCCATGGATGTAGCCCTAGCCAAGGGCGGCATGCCTCGTTCCGAGCGCCGTGAACTGTTCGCCAGTTTCAAGTCCGGCATGCCTCGCGCTGCCGGCGGGGGTACGCGTAACGCTGCCCCGCCCGATAAGCCCAGCGCTGTCGCGCCAGACCTCTCCGCCTCTCTGAGCGCGGCAACCAACCTCCTCAATTCTCTGAAAGGAAAATGACCATGGACTTTGAAGCCCAAGTCAAGGAACTCAACGCCAGCCTGAAGGGCATTGGCGACCAGATCAAAAGCCAGGCCGAGGCGACCGAAAAGCAAATCAAAGCCTCCGGTGAAATGAATACCGAAACCCGCGCCAAGGTCGACGAGCTGCTGACCAAGCAGGGCGAGCTTCAGGCGCGCCTGGGTGAGGCTGAGCAAAAGCTCGTGAACGCAAGCCGGGATCGCAGCCCCCAGGAAGAGCCGCAGAAATCTGTCGGCGCTCTCGTGATCGAAAGCGAAGAAATGAAGGATATGAACTCGTCCTTCCGGGGCTCTCGGCGCGTATCGGTGCCGCGGGCAGCTATCACCACCGCAACCGGCGGTGACTTGGTGCAGACTCAGCGCTTGCCGGGGATCATTGCCCCGCCTCAGCGCCGACTGACTGTCCGCGACTTGGTCGCGCCGGGCACAACTGAGTCGAACTCCATCGAGTACGTCCGTGAAACCGGCTTCACCAACAACGCCCGTACGGTGGCGGAGACCACGGCCAAGCCATACTCCGACCTGACCTTCGCCCTGGCGACTGCGAACGTGCGGACCATCGCCCATCTGTTCAAAGCCAGCCGCCAGATGCTGGACGATGCCAAGGCCCTGCAGAGCTACATCGACGGTCGCGCACGCTACGGCCTGACCATAGCGGAAGAAGCTCAGTTGCTTTACGGCAACGGCACCGGCGTGAACCTGCAGGGCCTCATGACCGTTGCTCAACTTTACGCTGCGCCCTCCGGTGTCGCGGTAGTCGGCGAACAGCGCATTGACCGTCTGCGTCTTGCACTGCTGCAGGCCGAACTGGCCGAGTTCCCATCCGACGGCATCGTGCTCAACCCGATCGACTGGGCGGCTATTGAGCTGACCAAGGACGGGGAAGGCCGCTACATCATCGGCCAGCCTCAGGAAGGCACCAACGCGAAGCTCTGGAATCGCCCAGTAGTTTCTACCCAGGCCATGACTCAGAACGATTTCCTCGTCGGTGCGTTCAAGCTCGGCGCCCAGATCTTCGACCGCATGGAAATCGAAGTGCTGATCTCGACCGAGAACGGCGATGACTTCGAGAAGAACATGGCAACGATTCGTGCTGAAGAGCGCCTGGCCTTCGCCATCTATCGCGAAGAAGCGTTCGTTACTGGCCCGCTGGTCACTCCTTAACCATCCCGCAGATCGGCGCCAGAAATGGCGCCGCAATGGAGTAATCCAATGGCACGTAAACAGGAAACACCAGCCTCCACGGCTGATGCGAAGGACTCGGTATCGACCGTTGATTCCAGCAGCGGGCCGTCTGAAGCTGCCGGGTTGCCTCTTTCGCCTGGCCCAGCGATCGTTCCAGGCGCTACCGACTCCGCTGATTCGGGCGTCCCTGCAACTGCTCCAGGCTCGGCGGAGGTTTCGGGTCTGTTGACGGCAGAAGGGCAGGCAGCCGCTGGCACTGGGCCGGAAGGTGTAACAGGCGAGCAGGGTGCAGGTATCTCCACGACGGACGCTGCCGATGCCGCATCCGAAGCCGTCGCTCAAACTGCCTCAGTCTTGGGAGATAGCGGCGCCGGCGCTGATGAGTTGGCACTAAATGATCGGGCCAACCCCAACCCTGTGACTCTTCAGATCTATCCGCTGCGTTCGTACATGGACGAGGGTGAGCTTCGTCGTCGCGGCGGTCCAGCATATACGGTGCCGCGCCGGCATGCGGAGGAGCTGGTGCAGCGGAATCTGGCATCGCTCGAACCGCTGAAGGAGTAAGGGTATGTCGGTCATCAGCTTGACCATTGCCCGGCATCATCTCCGAGATCCCGACGATGATGACGAATACCTGGAGCTCCTGATCGAGGCGGCACAAGGGCAGGCTATGGACTATCTGAACCGTCGCTTCTACGCAGATCAGCAAGCGCTGGACGAAGCTGTCGCTGCCGACGATGCCGGCGAGTCCCCCATGGTCTGCAATAAGCAGATCAAGGCTGCCTGCTTGCTGATCCTCGGCCACCTTTACGCCAACCGCGAGGACGTCGTAATCGGGACCATCGCCACCGAACTGCCGCAAGGTTCGAAGGCGCTCCTGACGCCGCATCGTATCGGGTGGGGCATATGAGGGCCGGTCCGCTGCGTCATCGGCTGCAGGTGGCTCATCGACACGAGGAGAGGAACAAATCCGGGGGCGCCACAGTGACGTGGCTGCAAGCTGCTCGCCCTGAAATGTGGGGTGAGGTTCGCACCCCAAGCGGTCGGGTCATTGCGGTTGCTGAAAAGCTGAGTGCTGTTGTAACCGCCGAAATCATCGGCAGGCCGCGCTCAGACATCGTTGCGGGATCTCGGCTCACGCGACGCGGAGTTACTTATCAGGTCGAGGCGGTTCTGCCAGACAACGAAAACTCCTTGATGAGGCTTCTCTGCTCATCGGTACCTAACCCATGAGGTGAATAATGAAAATTCGAGCACTAGGCCCGCTGACGGGCGCATCCGGTGAGCGGGAGAAGGGCGAAGAGTTCGAGGTTGACAAGGCCTATGGCGAAGGCCTGATTGCCCGGGGGTACGCCGAAGCGGTCACCGACAAGGCCGCGAAGCCCGCAAAGGCTGATCCGGCCAAGGAGTAGGGTATGGCGCGCCGGTCGAGCCTTCGCGGTGATATCCGGCTACGCCGGACGCTGCGCAACATCCACAAGACGATGGACAACGAGTTGCAGCCTGCCATGGCCAAAGCAGCCGCGCGGGTACTCGAAACCCAGCGACAGCTGATCCCCAAGGATACCGGCGCTGCTGCAGCCGCCCTACGTGTCTACGTCACCCCCAGCGGGCTGGATGCTCAGGTGGGTATACGGGGCAAGCGAGACAATCGCCGATTCTTTTACCTGCGGTTCCTTGAGTACGGCACCAAGGGCTATTCCGGCAGCATGTACCAACGAGCTGACCGGAACGCGATCGGCGGCGTGCACACCAACAACCGCGACAAGTCGCAACTGAAAGGGCGGCGTAACTCGATCCGCCAGCGCGACACCAAGAACAAGTCCGATGGGCAGCACTTCTTCGGCAAGTACCCGGATATACCAGCGAGGCCGGCGCACCCATGGTTGCGGCCGTCTTTGGATGTAAACCGCGAGTTTGTGATGGCCGATCTTCAGGAGGCAGTCCGCCGAACGCTGCGCAAAGCAAGCCAGGGGGTAGGCAATGGCTGATCCATCACTGGCGCTGCAGGAGGCCATCTTCGCCAGGCTTCAGGCCGAGGTCAGCTGCCCGATATACGACGGCGCGCCGTTGAACGCTGACATGCCGTACGTCTCCATCGATCGAGAGGTTTCGGTCAACAGCAGTCCTATCTCGGGCCGCAAGCGCGAAACGCGCCTGCTGTACCTGTCGGTCTGGTCCGATGCAGTGGGCCAAGCCGAGGTCAAGCGCATCAACGGCGAAGTTATCGCCGCCCTCGATGAGCGCCGGCTGCCGCTGGAGGTGGGTCGCGCGGTTTCCGTCCGGGTCGAACAGTCCGACGCCCAGCGCGACGCCGATGGCATCACTTACCAGGGCTCGATCACCGTCCGCGTGATCACCACCCACTGAATCACCCACCGGCCGCGCCGCGGCTTTTATCCAATGTGCCTTTGGAGGAACCCCCATGGCCGACGACAACCTCAACACAGCCGCCGGCTGCCGCCTCTTCATTGGTGGCAAGACCGGTGCAGACACCCAGACCGAGTACGAAGCGGACACCTACGTCGATGTGGGTGAAATCGAAGACCTTGGCGAGTTCGGTGACACCTTCAGCAGCGTGACTTTCACCTCGCTCAAGGATGGCCGAGTGCGCAAGTACAAGGGCACCGCCGATGCCGGCGACCTGACCGTCACCGTGGGTCTCGACAACGGTGATGCTGGTCAGAGCGCCGTCAAGACCGCGCACAAGGATCGTAGTAAGGGCGACTACAACGTCAAGATCACCCTGAATGACGGTGACCCGACCGCAACCCCGGTTATCAACCCGACCACCTTCTACATGCGCGTCAAGGTCATGAACAACACCGTGGCCCCAGGTGCTGCTGACAACGTGGTACGCCGTAACATCACCATGGGTATCAACTCGGACATCCTCGAGCTGCTGCCGGCACCGGTTACCCCATAACGCTACCGGGGCCCCGGCCTCACAGGATTCAACGATGAACAACACACTGCACGGCACCATGACCGTGAAACTGGGCGATGAGGAATTCACCCTGCGGCCCACCCTCAAGGCCGTTCGCGCAATCGAGAGCCGCTTTGGTGGCCTGCGCGGTGCATCGCAGACGATCAACGCCCTGAGCGTGGAGGGATGCGCGATTATCCTGGCCGCCGGTGCCGGACTGGAGGGGAAGGCGGCTGAAGCTGTGACCGAGAAGGTCTGGCAGTCTGGAGTACTGGAGGTGTCGCTGCAGTTGAACGCATACATCGTCGCACTCTACAACCCTCGCGGCGTCGAAAAGGGAAAGGATCAAGCCGGGACGGCGTAAGCGCCGTTGAGGACGGAAGTTACGTCGACCGGCTGTTCTCGATCGCTACAGGCTGGCTGGGGTGGTCACCCGACACTGCGTGGCGCACTCCATTGCCTGAGCTGTTCATGGCGATGGATGCCAGGATTGAGTGGGCGCAAATGACGAACCCATTTGGCGCTGGCAAGGCGGGCGGGCAGCAGGAGAAGCCTAAACCTACTACTGTGGCAGAGAAGCTGCGGCAGGCTTTAACGGGCAGAAAGGGTGCTTGAGTTGGGAGCGGGAGTTATCCTACACCCCGATTTGATTTGGGGATGGATCCATGCAGCTACTTATCCTACTGGCGCTTCTAGTAATCATCGTCCTGATTGCTCCCTGGATGTTGGGGGTAATCGCGACTGTCGTGGTCGCCGGAGGGGCGGCTTTTTTTGTCTTCTGTCTCGGAGCTGCGATCGTTCTCGGTATCGCAGCTCTTGTGCTGCGCTACCTGAATGACCCGGTAAAGCAACAAGAGCGCCTCGAAAAGAGAGCCAGGAAAGTTGCCGATGCCGCGAACCGAGCCAATAGAAGGCCCGATTGATATGCGAATTCAATGTTCTTGAACCCGGCGATGCCGGGTTTTTTATTGCCTGGAGATCGGCATGGCAGATTCAGACATCCAGGGGATGCTGGTCCGTATTGAAGCGACCACTGCTCAGCTTCGCTCTGAAATCGCAAGAGCTGAGTCCACTGTTGCCCAAGGTGCCACGGCGATAGACCGCGGTCTTGCTCGAATTGACGAAAGCTTTGATCGGGCGGGGGAGAGCGCCCAGAGTGCAGGCGCACTGATCAAGAATGCGCTAGCCATAGCGGTGGGCGCCGCCTCGGTCCGTTCCATTATCGATGTGGCCGACTCCTACTCTCAGATGTCGGATCGAATGGGGCTGGCGACCTCCAGCGTCAACGAATACAACCTTGTGCAGGACAGGTTGCTAGATACGGCAAAACGTACTTATCGCCCCCTGAATGAAGCTCAAGAGCTCTACATCAGGACGGCAGACAGCCTCAAGTCCATGGGGTACAACACCAGCGAAGCGCTGGATGTGATGGACAGTTTCAGCTTCCTGCTTGTGACCAACTCGGCCAGCACTGACAAAGCGGCCTCTGCGATTGATGCATATTCCAAAGCGCTGCAGACCGGCAAGGTCGAGGCCGATGGTTGGCAGTCGATCCTAGCGGCGATGCCAACAATCGTAGACACCCTAGCAAAAGCGACCGGCAAGAGTGCTGAGGAGATCCGCTCTCTCGGTGCAGACGGAAAGCTCAGTCTGGATATCCTCACCGAGGGCTTGCAGAAGTCGGCACAGGCAAACGGTGAGCTTGCCGACAGCATGGGCGTGGCGGTTCGTGATGCACTGCAGAATTTAAGCAACGCTTTCTCCGTCTACATCGGTCGCCTGAATGAGACCACTGATGGCACGGGGGCTCTGGCCCAGGGTATCAGTGTCATCGGAGATAACTTCGAATCGCTTGCCAACATCGCCGGTGTTGTAGCTGTAGGGGCGCTTGCGGGATACGCCCGTAGTCTTGCGGGTAGCGCCGCAGCTTCGTTTGCGGCGACCAGGAGCGCTATTTCGGACGCCATCGCACGGAAGGCCCAGGCGACAGCTGTGTTGCTTGCCGCGCAGGCTGAGCAGCAAAAGGCCCAAACAGCCGTGTTTCTGGCCGAGAAAGAGGCCATTGCTGCCCGTGGTACTGCTGTACAAACCCAGATGTCGCTGCAGCTCGCTGAGGCTCGGATGCTCGAAACCCGGGCAACGAACGCAGTAGCTGCTGCGCAATCGACGGTTAGCCGGGCTTCTCTTGGGGTCATAGGCGTGCTGGGCGGGCCTGCGGGCATCGCCGCTCTGGCAATTGGTGCAGCAACGGCATTTCTCACACTGCGGGACAATACTAGCGTCCTTGAGCAGAAGCTTGGCGACCTCAATGATCCGATAGATAAACTGCTCGAGCGCTTCAACAAGCTGAACCGCGCCACTCAGTCAGTCACCCTTCGAGAGCTCAAGTCC